CAATTAATTCTGATCTACTTGCTGGTTGCGCCATTTATTCACCAGTTTCCTATGTGTATTTAGGATCTTTGTGTAACGGTATTATATACATAAACATTTCCATTCACTAAAGGATACGTTGTTGATCCTACAGTGACTAGAACGTCATACATGTACCTACCTTGATCCAAAGATTTGGTTTGAGTATCTGTTAAAGAAATCTTCAATTTACCACCTAATGCACTCGTTATACCAACCGAAAAGGTAGTGTAGTTACCACTACCAGTTGATGCTCCAATACCAATCGATTTAGATAACTTTCCCGATCCAGAGTAACTTGTAAGATTAAAGTTAGAATTTGAAGTGTTTTTGACGTTAAACGTTTGAGTAAAATCTGTTCCACCATAAATGGTCAGATTTGCACCATAAGGAACTCCAGAATCTGGATCGAAGGTAATTGTATTAGATGCCATCTGGTTATCCTATGATTGCGATTGTTTCCTGCTGTTTATAATATAATTTTGCAAAAGACTTTGCAATATTTTTTAGCATTTCATTATCATTACAACTATCTATCTCAGATGCAATCTTCTGATATGCAAAAGATTTTTCTAAACCTTTTATTTCAATATCATTTGGGTCCATTGACTAACTCCTTTAGTAGTGTCTTGATTTCATTGAGTTCATTCTTTACATTAGCAAGATCTTCTTCCATTGTCTGTACTTTTTGATTCTTTTCACTTTTAATCTTTCGACTAGCAATGTACTGATCATACGATGCTTTATTCACATTAACTATATTATTAGTTAAAGGATCTCTTGCGAGATCCTTATGTCCTTTTTGTGTGTAAGTTTCCATATTATGCAAGAGCGATTACTCTAAGGTTCTTCATTTGAGGAACCAGTTCTTGACTGGTTGATGTCATTACAATTTTAATTCTATAAGATCTAAAGTTTGGAAGATTGTCAATAGTAAATGTGCGTTCAATAAAATCGGTATCGTATGCACTATATCCTTTTTTAATTGAATTTTCTACAAAAACATCTGGTCTTCCGTCACTATCTTCTTCATTAATCACCTGCCCATTAACATCCAGATTCAAATATCCTGGGAATGGTTCAAATATTGGTTCAAATCCAGGATCAGAATTAATTGCATAAAATGCTCTAATATCAGCATCCGTAGGAATGTGAGCATCTACAAGTATTTTAATTGATGATGCAGGATTTTCAAGAGTTACTTCCTTAGATACATATTGACATGCGCTAGGATCATTAAAAAGTGAATTTACTCTAGGATCTGTAGCATAATTAGTAACTTCAGAATTAACTCTGTTTGATACTAAGTAGACACTACATCTATTAAGTTCAATTTGAGGACTTAACTTAGTATTAGTTGTTCCAAGGAAAAGTCTCATTTGCATGGACTTATTACCTTCAATTGAATCCAACTTACGATCTTCATTTACTTTAGAGAAGACTGCTCTTGGAGAATCAAGGAAATTATTTGCATTAAGAGTAACATCTTCAAATCCAGCATTTACATAAGGAATTTCATTACCGCTGATACTTTGAGTAGTGACTGTTCTTATTTGACCTGTTACAGAAGTTCCTTCAACAGCAACATTGTGTATGGAGGGTTTAATAACTTCAAAAGGAATATTTTTGCTAGCCATAATATTTTCCCCACCAGTAGATTTTGAAGCATTAAGGAACAGTTTAGGCAACCCTACTCCAGTAGATCTATCAATATTACTACTACTTCCAGTAGTTCCAAACTTCTCAGACATATCAAGTTTAATATGATATGAATCTAATGTTATTGGATTTGCAATAGTTACATCACTCAAATCATGAGTTTTGTTAATTCTAGCAAGACTTACTCCTGCAAGTTCATACTTGTAGACTGGTGTGTCTATGGGATATGATTTTGGAGTTGTTCCTCTAGCAATAGTTCCACCAATTGTTGATGATGTTGTGGAAGTATATTCGATGATTTCTTCACCAATTAAAAGTAATCCAGTATTAGTTCCACCAACAGCAGCACCTTCAAATGTAGAGAATCTACTTCCCGTTCCAGCAGTTATTTGGAGTGGATCTGTAGATGATTTGCTATAAGCTGCTGTCAATTTGGTTGGTTTGACATCCGGAAGAACTTTAAATATTCTTACAAAGTTATCATCAAAGTTCATACCATGATTGACATGATTTACCTTAATATGAAGTCCATCAGAAACAGTTTCTATTTCATTTGATGGGATAGTAACATTTCCACCAACACCACTATTCAGTTCTTTATCTGAACCATCACTATCAATATATCGAATAGTTCCAGCAGCTCCAGTAGTAAAATCACCTTGAACATTCCCAATTATTAATTGAGATGTAGTACCAATACTAGTCAAGGTAAATCTTGCATTTCTTCCAACACTTAATCCAGCAGGATCTGATGAAGATGGAAGTGGTGCATTAGCACTAATACTAACGACATCACCAACTTGATATCCATTACCACCATTACCACTAATCGTTGCTGCAATGGCAACTCCATCTCCCACTGTAACGTTTGCAGTGGCTCCTGATCCATTTCCAGAAATTGCAATTAAATTCACTCCAGAGTAAGTAGTTTGTCCATCTGCTGGTGTATATCCAACACCTGGATTACTAACTGTTAATGTTCCTGTAGCACTCGCACCGACTCCGATTAAACTTCCTTGTGCAGTTTTGTTCAGAGAAGTTCCTTGGTAGAAGGTATTGCCAAGAAGATATCCGCCATCAGAAATCACTGTTGACAATCCAACACGAATTTCTTTTGAAGTAATATTTAATGGATTTTCCATTAATTTGGCAACAGTTTTGTTGCCCTCAGTAAGGTCTGGATTATAAAGATCAAGAGTTCCAGATTCAACAAACTCTGCTCTGTACAAGGTAAACTTGAGATCTTCCCATTGACTTGGTTCCCAAGTAGATGCGTTCTGAGACTTAAACAGCGATCCAAGAGTTGGTTGATTGGAGATATATGTATCCGTTAGGATGTCATTTTCCCCAACTCTAGAGACATAAACACTATACTTATTTGAGTTTGAAATTAAACAGATAGCATACTCTGTATCACCCTCAAGATAAACTGGAGCAGCAAATTCAATTGTAGTTGCTACAGATCCATCAGTTGATGTATTAATATCTTCTGGGTAAACAACTACTTCGGACAAATCAAAGAACTTAGGAGTTGGGAAACCATCCTTCATAGTTCTGATTTGGAATCTAAGTGGAACGTTTTCGTCATCCTTGGTACGGAAGAAGATATCACACTTTGTTACGAATACGCCATCTGGGTCTGTTTTTTTATCAACATAGAAAGATTGTGCTAAAGGATCATACCAACCAACAATGGATTCGCTTGTAGACGCATTTCCAATATTTCTAGTGGCAGTGATCTCAGTATCAATAGTTCTATTGACAAGTTCCTCTTCAAAGAGTTTCTTTTGTTCAATTTTTGCATTCCTAATAGAAAGAATTTGTTCCTGAACTGTCTCAAGAACACCAGAAGTTGGATATGCTTCTTCACCAACAGTAGTAGCAGCATCCTGATCATTTTCTGAATCATTTGTTAATGTGAATACATTAGTTCCAGTTTCAAAACTAGGATTATCTTTATTACTTGCATCAGGAATGAAGAAACTTCCTAATAAAGCTGAAGATTTATCAGTGATAAGTCTAACATTTGTTACTTCTGCCTCTGCTCCACTTGTTTGTCCAGTCAGTTTCATTCCTGTTTGAATATATCCAAAGAAATCTCCTTGTGGTTGATTTGCAAGAGAATATGTATCTACATTTAACGTTACTGATGTAGAAGAATAAGATTCGGGAACAGTTCCACCGTTAACATAAGGATTATCTGGATAAACCTCTGTTGGAGAATCATAATCACCTCTTCTATGATTAGATTGAGCGACTCTGAAATTAATGGAGGGATTTGTATCTTTTCCTTCTTCTCCAAGTCCCTTATTGACAACTCTTCCCTGAACTGTTTCACCGACCTGGAATACACCAGAACTCATTGAGATTTCAATAAGTTTTGGAACACAATATTTTGTGACATCTTTGCCATCAAAGAAAGCATAAATTCTAGTGCTTGGTTTTAAGTTCGCCGCATAGAATTCAACATTTCTTGATCTTACTGTAGAAATAACTTCAGTGCTAAGAACTTTATCGCCAACAGAAACCTCTTCAAAAGTTTCAGTAACTACGTATTGTGTGCCACTTCTTGACTTAGTTCCACTTTCAATTGTATCAACTACATCCTGCTCAATTGGTTGAGTAGTGGTCTGTCTGACCCATGCGGCAGGTCCACCTGATCCGCCGTTAATCCATCCACCTCGTCCAAATGTTCTAGATGAAGTAGTGGTGCTTTCTCTAGTATCGGTTTTAGTGGTTGTAGTGCCAGACCAATTTGTTTCCCAAGAATTCCATATTTCAGAAGCAAATCCAGTTTCAGGATCGACACCATATTTTTCTTCGGCTTCAGACATAATCTGAGAATAGTTGCCGATAGTATCAATCGTTTTTGCTTTCTGTCTAGACTGATCAACCCAGTTGTCAGAAGCAGGTGTTAATACAATTGCCCCTTGCCAAAAACTAATTAAGAAAGGAGTTACACTCTCAGTTCTAGTTGCAAAAGTTTGTGATTGGTATTCAACTTCACTATAATCAAGACTGATAATATCATTTTGTTTTCTGATATTAGTTCCATCTATGGTAGAGGTTCTCTTATCTTCCGTTGGATCTACGTCAACAACGGGACCTGTTTGTAAAGTAAATGAATTTGTACTGTGTTTTGGTCTGCAAATTTTAGTAGATTGATCAATACTATTATTTCTACCAAGTCTTGTATCTTGAGTAGCGAATGATGAAAAATTATCAACAAAGAATCCAGATTTGAATCTATTAAGACCATTTGAGTCTGGAATAAACTGATTTGCAGTATTTGTCTCTAATATAGAGAGAGTTGTGTAATACTCTAAATTTCTAATTCTATCTTCAAGTTTTTTGATATCTTTCATCTGATATCTCTTGTACTTCAAGAATTGAATAGATGCTTGCTCTACATTGTGAAGATATGGTGGATATTCTATCGTGGCGAGTTCAATTGCATTTGCAGGAGACTCTGGTTGTGCTCTCCTTGGATCGTCTGCAGGAGTTCCAAACTTCATTTGAAGTTTTCCATCCTTGTGCAAATAAAGTCTATCAATTCTTCCTTGATAGTATGCATAATCTAAGAAAATAGTCTCATTAGATGCGAGAATATTTGGAACAGAATTTCCTGTGGTATTGAATGATCTTCCAAGGAATTCTAAAGGAGATCTAGAACCTTCGGCTACTGTATAGTTGCTAACTCTTGGTCTTAAGTCAATAATATCGGTATTCAGCACTCCGTTGATTGCTTTAACTTCGGTGGAGTAATCAAAGTCATTATACGATTCAACGGTAACAATATCACCATCATCAGTAGAGTCAAATGATGCAGATTTATAATATATTTTAATTTTATTTTTTGGAGCATCAGAATCGGATTTTCTAGTTATAAAACCATAATTATAAATGGTCCCTCTTTGTCCAGAACCGAAAGTATAATTAGATGAAATATTGAAAGAAGTTGTATCCAAACTACTTATTGCACCAGAAATAGAAGATTCCTGGAATACAATTGTTTCTCCCTCTACAAACTTAAAGTTATTTTTGGGGAGATATCTAAGAGTAGTTGAATTTTTTATTTCCGCAAATACTGCAACTGCACCACTTGTTTGTCCAACAATCAATTCCCCGATAACCATATCTCCAGTTGAAGCACTAGGTCCATTCAACTGAGTGAGAGTCATCTCTGGAGCACCAAAATTAGAATCAGTTAACTCAACATCAGATGTTTCATATATTGCATGAATTTCAATAACATCTGGGACATTTAGTGATATGAGATTATCCTGAACTCTAGTTCCAAATGGATAATCTCCATAAGTCAATCCATCATGCAAACTAGTAGTTTCACCAATTCCAGAAGCTGGACTAATTGATTTGTCAACAACTAAAGTCTTGACTCTATCTTTAATTTTTTTCTTAGCTTTTACATTACTCTTCCTAACGGTGGTAACAAGTTGAGCCCCAGTATCATCCGAACCTAATCCTCTAATCTGCAATTCTCTAAGATCCCCAGAGAATGCAAAATTAGTTCGCTTAAGAGGTTCAGTCGTCCCATCAGACCTAATAAGAGAATATCTCTCATCAGAATATGATAGGTAGGTTTCTCCTTCTGGAAGTTGAACACCAATTAAACTCGTAGAACTTAATTGGTTACCTGCAATATCTACCGTAAATGTTTTTCTAAGTGTTAACTCAGCATCTGTAAGGTCAACAACAGCAATATTTTCATTTGGCAATTCTGTATAGAAAGTCGTGTCAGAAGAAGAATCTAATGATGTAGTAACAACTTTAAAATCGGAAACAGTAAGGTCTGATGTTGAAAGTTTTCCACTAGATACACCAGTAACGGTTGTTACTCCAGCGATAGTTACTTCAGATGTAGTAACACCTACAACTCTTGCTAAAATTGGATCATTAGATGAAGATGTATCCGAATATTCAACTAAGTTATTTTCCTTTATCTGACCTGGGAATAGTGTATTTGCACTAGTAACAGTACTAATTCCTCCAGAAAAACCACTAATAGAAGCAGATCCTATGGTTGACAATGTAGATTGTACAATATTAGCACTAAATGTGTTAATACCTACAATATTGTCTCCGTTTGTTCCTCCTCCTATTCCCGTATTAGAGTAAACAGATTTTACATCAGAAATTCCAAAAGAAGTGATTGCAGTGGCAACTCGATTTATTGTAGTTACTTGTGTCGAAATTCCACTTCTAAAAATAAGAACTTCGTTCTTTATAAATTTACCTTTCTGATCATATACTGTTATCCCAGTTCCAGCACTAACTGGACTTCTTAAGAATCCAGTTGCACCACTACTATTTCCTTCAACGTATGCGGGAATAGATAAATCCACAGAATTATTAACAGTTATCTCTGTGAATGGTTGTATATCATACAACGACATGCCCCACTCATTGGTTTGTGGGAAAGATGAATTATATGAACCTGATTCAAGTCTAAAATCAAATACTCTAGCTAATCCGATTTCTTTTCCTGGTGCTGATTCAGAATTTAATCCAACTCTTTGATCTCTTAAACTAAGAATGTAAGTATTTCCGACTCCAACTGTTGGTGAACGATATACGCTGTTTAATTTAAGCGTTGGACCAGTGTTATATGGGAAGAACTGATTTTCAATAGTTCTTGTTGTTCTTGGTTTTGGTACATCAATAAAAGAAGGACTTATTGTTTCAACTTCATATCCTCTAACATATGCTTTACCTGGAGATACTCTACAAACTGCTAAATCTGGACTAGGAGTAGAACCAGCAGCAGTAAATTGACCCTCTTCGTACAATCCTTGATTTCCACGATTGTTATTAAGAGAATTCAGGATAGAAACATTAAATGGTTTAACAATATAATGACCACTTTCATCATATGTTCTTCTCGCTAAAACATCTTGAAGGTCATCGAAGAAAACTGCACCTCCCCCTTTAGCACTACCTCTTTTACTAGGTGTTTGGAGAACGCCATTAATGACCGTTGCGAGCAAGATGAAATTATCATCATTAAAATCATCAAGTGACTTTTTAAAAAGACTTGTGGAGATTTTAAGTCTATCTGCACCTGGAGCACCATAATTATTAAATCCTTGAGAATTATCATTCAAGGATTCGTCAGTATTTGAATTTACAATCTCTTCAGAAACAAAGAGACCAATTCTATAACTAGGTGTATTTGAATACTGGTCTAAAACTAAAGTCTCTCTAGATACATTTACAAAGTTACCACGGATAAAGTAAACTCCACTTTCAATTTGAAATACTGAACCAGTAGCAGTTGAATTTGATGCTATAGTACTAGCAAATGGGGAACCTGCACTAATAGTAGAATTTCCAAGTAATCCTGAAGCAAGAACTTGATTACAAGTTAAAACCTCACCATCAGAAAATGTCTGTGTAGTATTATCAGTTCTAGCAGAACCTTGATATGCAACATAAAGAGTTAAATTTCCTCTCTCAGAATCTGTAGGGGAAAGAATACTATCAACAACAGCAGTAACCCCTGAAGTTTGTCCAGTAATAGTCGTTCCAACTAGTTGATCTGCATATGCTTCAACAGGAACTCCCTGGAAAGTATTAACTAACTGAACAGAGTAGTATAACTGTGAATAACCTGTATTACCGGGAATTACTTTTGCACCTTCTTTAAAAAAGTGCTGACCAAATTTTTCTATCTGATTCTGAAGAATCGACTGTAGAGATGTTAATTCTCTCGCCTGAACTGGATATCCAGGCTTAAAAAGCACCTTATGGTAATCGTTCGTCGCATCAAAATCGTCAAAATATGGTGCTACGTTTAGGTTCGTCTGCTGTGGCATAATTCTTTAGAACTG